CTAGATTCAACAGAGAAGACTTCACTTGGGACGGTATGTACTTGATGTATCGTGGTAGACACACTGAGTCTGTCAACATGGAGGTCGCAAGTCCTAACTGTCACCCATCATGGCATGGTCTGCCAAAACCTGAGTTCATTGCCCGATTCAAGTATGGTTACAAACCTTGGAAGGCATGGATTAACTTCCTAGTGAAGAACGTGACTGTTGAGAAGTATCTTGAACTGTCTGACCATCAAAACAAGTTTCACAGTGAGAAGTACGGTTACGAAGTTTGTGGTTCACCAGTGTTTGCGATGGAATCACTTGGTTACAAAGGTAAGAAATAATGAATGATTATTTGAAAGAAGTTACGGAGTGGGATATGCCATATCATGTCCCTAGTCACACTTACATTGTTAACAAGGCATCCCAACTCGTGGGGTACATTAAAGAGGGTACTACTGAGGAAATCATCTTCAGTAAACCAAAGAAGCAGTGGTCAGAGTCACGAAGAAAGTTCTTAAAAGTGTCTCCGTTATAACAAAACGGTATTAGACAAAACCTGTTGAATGTTGTATAATACTTGTATTGAGAATGAGGAATGGTTATGAGAATTATTGAAGTGAATATAAACGAAGTCAGAGAGTTCCGTGCAGGTTTTGAGTTGGTTGAATACGAGAACGGTACTGACCCAATGGACGGTTGGGTACTGTTAGGTTTTGACGAAGTCGGTCAGTTTTGTAAAGAACCCAAATACGCATTTATCGGAGAGTAATATGAAGATTGTAATCCACACACAGTTCCGCGAAAACTATGGTGCCCATGACTGGGATGGTACTGGGGAATGCCCACAGTACTGGAAGGACAAGGGTGGTTCTACCTATGTGGTAGAGGGTGTATCTGTTGAGGATGCACAGTCCGAGGGGTACTATGATACCCTGTTTGATCTCGTTGAGGAGAGCGATGATTACGCCCAAGAGTATGTTCTTGGTTCCGATCTCGTTGATGATGCGGACTTCAAGGAGTCTAACATCTGTGAACACTGGGAACGTCCAGTGTACATCAAGGTTGAGGGTGACAAGTTTGTTGCTACTCAAGCACATTATATGGAGGGACGACCTCCCCGAACTTGGGAATTAGGAGAACAAGTATGAAGTATGAAGTAAGGTTAGCAAATCAAGGTCTTGAGTGTTTGACTTGGTATACATTTGATACCCCAAAAGAAGCAGTTAAGTTCGTACTGAAAGAACTTCACGAGGTTGGGTTTACTGTGTTTGGTAAGACCTACGAAGAGAAGTTTGAAGAGATCGTTTGGGTTGGTAAAGGGAGAACTGTCAATGTATGATTATGTCCGATTGATCCAAAACGCAAAGGGTGCTCGTGCTCGTACAGGTTCCGAGTGGGGTAAAAAATACTGGTCTACTGTTATCCAGAAACTTCTGGTAAATATGCGTGAACAGGAAACTATACATTAAATCTCTTATAAATAGAAGTATAATTAAGAGGTTCTTATGCCAGTAAATGTAACAACACAGTTATCCGATGCGGAACTGACAACTAATCTAAACTACCTACAACCTACGGGTTTTAAGGTAGTCATAGACCGAACGAAGTATCCCAACATGGAGTACTTTGTTCAGTCTGTATCACATCCAGGCGCAAATGTCACCCCCTTAGAATTACCTGTTCGTAGAATCACATCTGTCCCCTTGGCAGGAGATAAGATGACTTTCTCGGAAGTCAACTTCACAATTATTCTTGACGAGAATATGACATCCTATTCTGAGATGTTTGATTGGTTGAGTCGCATGGTAAACGATGGTCACGTGTCGGCAGGTGATCGTGGAAGTAAAATACCTACCTATGCGGATATCACTCTGCATGTATTGTCAAGTCACAACAACACAGTCAAAAAGATCAAATACAATGACTGCATACCCACCTCACTTGGTAACATTGAATTTACCTCCACCACCGGAGATGTAAACTATCTGACCTTTGATGCGGCATTTAGATTCTCACAGTTTGAAATAATTTAAATTTTACTTGACAAAAGGTACCACTTAGTGTTATAATAAGTACCTATTAATGAGGAATTATATTATGTTTGAAGATTTATTTGAAGATGGCACCCTACGAGAGTATATAGAAAATAACACCAATGACCCTTGGGTCGGAACTGTCTGGGAGAGATATGTATTCATGTCACCCAAACAGAAGGGTGAATTTGGGGAACGGTTGGTAGACAAATTCTTAACAAACAAAGGTCACGGTGTTCTACGTGCATCAACTTCTACTGCGGGACATGACCGTGTTGTGGATGATACTCTTACTGAGATTAAGTTCTCTCTTGCACAACGTAATAAGGGTGATGTTGCTGATGACATGTTTATGATTAATCATGTGTCAATTGGTAAGGATTGGGAACGTCTTGTATTTTTTGGAATAAATAAGTACGATGAACCCCGTCTTGTATATTTCACCAAGGAAGATTTCATTAAGAACCGTGAAGAGTTCTTTAAGAATCAACAGGGTGGAAAGAAAATTAAGAATGATGATTACATCTGTAGTGGTAAAAAAGTGAAAGAATTGCTTGACCAAGATTGGGTCAAAGATATAAGTGAATGGTGATATGATTGATTTAGAAAGTGTACTTGCGGAGTGGAGAGAAGACTCCGAAATATCCAAACATCAACTTGACGAAACCTCGCGTGTGACACCTGCGTTACATGCAAAGTATCTGGAGTATCTCTCGTTGACCAAACTGCGTCTGAAGCAGTCTGAGTTCAAACAAAAGACTCTACTCAAAGAGAAGTACCTCTACTACGAGGGTAAGATGTCCAAGGAGGACATTGAGACTCGTGGGTGGGCATATGATCCATACGAGGGTCTCAGTGCAACCACCAAGAACTTCAAGGAGTATTACTACGACTCTGACAAGGAGATTCAAGAGTCTGAGATGAAAATCCAGTACCTTAAAGTGATTATAGATACACTTACGGAGATTGTTAATAATCTCAACTGGCGACACCAGACTATCGGCAACATGATACGATGGAGGTCTTTTGAGGCAGGACAGTAAAAAGTGAGTATCTATGTTAAAAGAGTTGCAAGAAACATTTACAGTAAATAAAGTCTACCAATCTCGGTGGGTATGGTATCACACCATACTCGCTGCCGAGATATTCCTAACCAACATCTTACTGATTGCTATTTTGGTAAAGATGCCCTAAATGAGTTTACCTAATACCATTCGTGTTGGTCTTCGTGATCATGCTATGCTGATCATTGATGCTGAAGCACACCAGATTCCCGAACTCAGGGAGTACTTTTCGTTCATGGTTCCTGGCGCGAAATATATGCCCGCTTACAAGTCTAGACGTTGGGATGGTAAGATCAAACTCTTCAACCAAGTCACTCGTGAACTCAATGTGGGTCTCTATGCACATCTGAAGAAGTTCTGTGCAGACAGAATGTATCCTATTGAGTTGATGGACAACAGTGAGTACGGACACCCTGAGAATAAGAACCACGTCCAACACCAGAACCTAGTAAAGTTCCAGAGTGAACTTGATATGCCGTTTGGATTACGTGACTACCAGTACGATGCGGTGACCCACGGTATCAAAGAGAAACGTGCAATTCTGCTGTCACCCACAGGTTCGGGTAAGTCATTCATCATCTATAATCTGATGCGGTGGTATATGGCAAATCACGATCAGAAGATTCTCATAGTTGTTCCGACAACAAGTCTGGTAGAACAGATGCATAAGGATTTTGAGGACTATGGATTTGACCCCGATTTGGTGCATAAGATATATTCGGGTAAGGAGAAGGTGACTGACAAGCAGATCATAATCTCTACATGGCAGTCTATTTACAAGTTTCCGAAGGAGTGGTTTGAGCAGTTTGGTTGTGTGTTCGGTGACGAGGTACATCTATTCAAGGCAAAGTCACTGTCTGGTATTATGAACAAGTGTACAAATGCTCCATATAGATTTGGCACTACTGGTACCTTAGATGGTACCGAGACCAACAAACTGGTACTGGAAGGACTGTTCGGTCCCACAAAGACAGTAACACAAACCCGTGACCTACAGGTAAAAGGTACCCTTGCACAAATAGACATATCTGTCCTGTTACTGCGTTATCATAATGATGTGTGCCATATGATGCAGGGCAAGACCTACCAAGAAGAGATGGACTACATCGTTACCCATGAGAAACGCAACAAGTTGATCACCAACCTTGCGTTAGACCAGAAAGGTAATACACTGGTTCTCTTTCAGTTCGTGGAGAAACACGGTAAGGTTCTCTTTGATATGATGAGAGACAAGGCAGAAGAGGGACGCAAGATATTCTATGTGTCTGGAGAGGTTGATGCCGCAGACCGAGAACAGATACGTGGCATAGTGGAGGGACAAAAGAATGCAATTATTGTTGC